GTAATAGTATATGCATATTTAATGAGTATTTTGAAGAAGAGATATTAAATGAAAAAGGTAAGATGTGTTTGTATAATAATTTTTCTGGTGCAGAAAGAAAGGCTATTGATTTAGCGTGCTTATTTTCATTTATAGATATGAGAAAGACTCACGGTGATGTATACTATAATGTAACAGTATATGATGAACTATTTGATACTAGCTTAGATCAACGTGGTGTTGAATTAGTAGTAGAAATATTAAAAGAGAGAGTTGAGTTGTTTAAAGAGTCAATTTTGATTATATCACACAGAAAAGAAAGTGTAAAAGCCGTAAATGGTGATATTATCTTTCTTGAAAAGCATAACGGAATAACAAAACGTGTAAACTTTGTTGATTAATTAAAACCTTAACATATTATATATAGACTATATGTTTACACCGGTCCTACCATTTCAAAACCATTCAGTAACACCTTTTCAGCAACTACAGCAGCAGTTGCCTAAAAACGATGAGATGGTACCACCAGAACTATCTTTACCAAGATTTTTAAATTACTATGCAGATTATAGCGGCTGTGGTCACTGGCGGATGATTTGGCCAGAACAGATTCTTAATGCACATCAAAAAGCTGTAGTACATGGTACTACAGTAATGAATCTGGATCCAAGATATTACGGTATGGTAAAATCTGTAAGAATACAAAGACAAGCAACAAAACAACAGCTTGAATTTGTAAAGTTTTTACGAGAAGTATCAAAACAAAACGGTATGAGAATCATTTATGAAATAGATGATATTTGCTTTAAAGAAGATATTCCTGATTATAACAAGTTTAAACCAGCTTTTGATAATCCAGAGATAAGAGAGTCAGCATGCGCAATTATGTCTTTATGTGATGAAATCACAGTTACCTGCGATTACATGAAAGATTATTATAAGAGCAAAACCGGTAATAAAAACGTTACAGTAATTCCTAATTTTATGCCTAAGTTTTGGTTAGGTAATCATTATGAAAGTACTCAAATAATGAAAAATTATGATGATAATAAGAAGAAGCCTCGTATTTTATATACAGGTTCAGGTGCCCATTTTGATGTAGAAAATAGAACAGGTAATTATAATGATGACTTTTTCCATGTTAATAACGTAATTCGCAGGACTGTTGATAAATTCCAATGGATATTCCTTGGTGCATATCCATTGCCATTAACAGATCTCATTAGAAACGGTAAAATTGAATTTCATCCATGGTCTAAATTATATGATTATGGTGAAAGTATTGCTAATATTAAAGCAAATATGATGGTTGCACCGTTACAAGTTAATAATTTTAATAAAGCTAAGAGTGATCTAAAATATATTGAGGCATGTGCTTTTGGTTTACCAGTAGCATGTCAAGATATCGTAACATATTCAAACGCACCTATTAGATTTAATACTGGTGATGAAATGATAGATAGAATTAACGACACACTTAAAGATCACAAACAGTATAAAGCAATATCTAAACGTGCAAGGCAATACGCAGAAACACGCTGGCTTGAAACAGATAGTAATATAGATTGTTATTTAGAACTATATAATACACCCTACGGCAGCAAGGAAAGAAAAAATATAACAAAATATAACAGGGAATAATTATAATATTTCTGCATGAGTTATAGAAATGCTTTTTATAATAGCAAAGAACAGAAGATAACTATATTAGGGTGGGATGAAAACGGTAAAAGAAACGAACAATACTTTACCTATAAGCCTCACCTCTATGTAGAAGGTCCTGGAGAATATGATTCAATATTTGGTACTAAATTAGTTAAACGCATATTTAATACTCAGTTTGATAGAAGCTCCTTTATAACTAATACTGGAATAACAAAAGTATTTGATAACTTTCCATGCGTTCAACAGTTTCTTATAGAGCGATTTTATAAAGATAATGAAACACCTGAATTTAGTAAAAATGATGTAAGAGTTATCTTTATAGATATCGAAGTTATTGCAGAAGAATTTCCTGATGCAAAATATTCAAAGTATCCTATTAACGTAATTACTATATATGATTCTACTACAAAAAGGTTTAAATGTTGGGGTGAAAAACCTTTTAACGTAATAGATAGTGATGTAGATTTTATATATTGTAAAAATGAAGTAGAGCTACTAACTAAATTTATAGATTGGTTTAAGTCAGATACTCCTGATATTGTAAGTGGATGGAATAGTATGGGCTTCGATATTCCATATATTATGAATAGAATATCTAATATTATGGATGATAGTACACGTAATAGTTTATCACCAGCAGGTAAAACGTACTTTCGTGATATCCATAACGATAAAGGTCAGTATTTACAGCGCTGGTTTATAGAAGGTGTCTCTCTTATAGACTATCTTGACATATATAAGAGATTCTCACCAGGTGAGAAAGAAAGTTATAAACTTAATAGTATTGCTAAATTAGAACTGGGTGAATCAAAGGTAAATATAGGTACAGGTAATCTAATAGATCTGTATAATGACGATTGGCAAAAATTTGTAGAGTATAATATTCAAGACGTAAGACTACTTAAGAATCTTGAGTTTAAATTAAGATATCTAAACTTAGTAAGAATGTTTGCATATATAGGACTTACAACGTTTGAAGCAGGAATGGGTTCTATATCAGTTATAAATGGAGCAGCAGCAATACGTGCTAAACATAAGAACCAAATATTACCTACATTTATACGTAACGCAGAGAGTGGTGTTAATCCTGGTGCATTCGTGCGTGAACCACTACCAGGGTTTAAAAAACATATAGTATCATTTGATGCTAACTCTCTATACCCAAACGTGATGATTACCCTTAATACATCACCTGAGACAAAAATAGGTAAGATAATTAAACGTGAAGATGGTAATGTTGTGATAAAGCACGTTACAGGTCAAACATTTACACTTACTGAAGATAAATTTGCTCTATTTGTACAAAAAGAGAGATTAACTTTAAGTAAAGCTAATATTATTTTTACTCAGAAAAAACGTGGTATATTCCCTGAAGTACTAGATTATTATTACAAAGAGCGTAAAAAAACGCAAGCTAAACTTAGGAAAGTAAATCTTCGTATTAAGGAATTAGAAGAATTAAATCAAAAAGAATGCGAAGAGTATACTAATTTAAAGAACGAAAGCATACAATTAGATTCTAAACAATTAGCTCAAAAGATATATATCAATGCAACCTATGGTGCTTTTGGTAATAAGAACAATCCTTTAGGTGACGACGATATAGCTTCATCAGTTACACTAACTGGTCAAGAAGTAATTAAATTTGCAGGCGAGGTTGCAAAAAAATTCGTAAAAGAAAATGTACCACATATAACAGAGCAGGAAAATAATGATGTAGTAGTATATGGAGATACAGATTCTATTTACGTTACTCTAGATAATATAGTTCAGAACGGTACATTATTCTCTAATAAACCCGGCAAGATTAGTAAAGAGTTTTACGATAAAGTAAAAGAGCTAGGTGATAAACTTAATAATGAAATAAAGATATGGGGTGAACGTGAACTCTTTTCAGAAGATAGTAGGTTTGTATTCAAAAGAGAAGCAATAGCTGATAATGGTGTATTCTTGCAAAAGAAAAGATATATAATACACGTTTTAGATATCGAAGATATACCATGTAACAAATATAAGTATGTAGGTGTTGATGTTGTACGTAGTACAATACCATCTGCTGTTAAACCTTATATTAAAGATATAATAGAAACAATGCTATCTACACAAGATTATTCTAAAACGAATATATTAATTAATAAGGTGTGGGAGATATTTAAGACACTACCAATCGAATCTATAGCAACTGTTAGTAATTTAAATAATTACGAAGTAAGAGAGCAACTATGTAAAGGTTTTGAAATTGCTAAAGGTACCCCGCATCATATTAAAGCAGCAATATTCTATAATAGACTTATTGAAAGATTACAACTAACCAACAAGTATGAAAAAATATCATCTGGAGATAAGGTTAGATTATTACAAGTACAAACACCTAACAAGTATAATATTCAAAAAATTGCGTATAAAGATTACTACCCTGAGGAATTTAAGCAATTTTTTGAACCTGACTACGAACTAATTTTTGAAAAAACTGTACTTGCAGCTATAGAAAGATTATACGAAAATGTTAGATGGGAACTACAACGACCAGGGTCTCTTGTACAAAGTAATATTTTTGATTTATTTAGTTGAAAAATTACTTTCATTATATAATATACCTATATGTCCAAATACATTACATTCATAGATCAAGTAGGCAGAAATATTCTAGGTATTTCAGCACCTAACCAGCAACAAGGTGCATTGACAATTATTAATCCAGTAATGATTACTGTACAACCATCTAATGGTCAATTACAAATTCAATTAGTACCACTATTTTTTGCTGAATTCGTTAAATACAACGAGGAAAGCAAAAGAAATTTTGAATTTACATACTCACAAAATTCTATTGCGCAAGGCTCTAATTTTGAAATTGATGAAAAGATTATTTCACAATACGAAAGAATAGTATCGAGCACGTTTAACGCACAACCAGTAGCACCAGTAACAGAAGAGCCTAAAATTATTAAGCTTTTTAACGAATAAAAAGAAAAACAAAGCCCTCTTATTTAAGAGGGCTTTTTTATGTAATGAATAAGGTATATTATGAACTTGCAATAAAAGAAGCTTACCTAAAAGGTGTAACTGAGAGTCAGGATAAATATGAAAAAGTTATAAAATTTTTAGAAGAGCACAAAGATAGAAATAACTATATTAGTAAAAAAATAAAATTGTTACTTGAAGATTTAAAAAAATAGCTATAATAACACATCTATGATAGACAAAGAAATTTCTAAAGTACTAGAATCAATTAACAGCGTTAATCCGTTTGCAACTTTCCTTAACGACAATACGTTAAGTACCGTAAAAGATTATATTGATACTGGTAGTTATGTGTTGAATGCAATTGTATCCGGCTCAGTACACGGTGGGATACCAAAGGGTAGAGTAACAGTTTTAGCTGGACCTTCAATGTCTGGTAAATCGTTTTTTGTGCAACACATGGCTGCAAATGCTCAGAAAAAAGGTATGACTGTTGTTATTTTTGATACAGAAAATGCTATTGACCCTGAAGGTGCACAACGTCTAGGTCTAGATATATCAAAGGTAAAATATGTACCTTGTATCACAATCGAACAAACCAGAAATGCTATTTATAAATTCTTAAATGCTGTAAGAGAAGCTAAAATGCAAGGTAAATTCTTTATTGTTATTGACTCTCTCGGTAATTTACAATCTGAGATGGATATAAACAGAATGGAAAAAGAAAGTACGTCTCAAGACACCGGTACTAAAGCTCGTGCAATGAAGACACTAATGCAAACTTGTACTAATCTTGGTGCAATGACACAAACAACTATAGTAATGACTAATCACGTATATGATGATCCTATGGCAATGTATCCTTCATTAGAAAAGCATATGCCAGGTGGTAGATCAGTGGTCTATCTACCATCAGTAACTATTCAGCTTGCAAGAAAGCCTCAAAAAGACGACGGTAAAAATGAAAATGCAAAGCTGGCGCCAGGTCAAAAAAACTATTCTGGTGTAATTCTTAGAGCTCTAACAGTAAAGAATAGATTTATTAAACAATATCTTGAAGGTGAAATGTTCTTATCATTCTCTACCGGACTAGATAGATATTATGGGTTAGTAGAATTAGCTGTAGGTCTTGGTGTTATTAATCAATCTGGACCAACATACTCTCTAATTGACGGTACTAAGCTTGGATACTTCTCAAAGTGGGGTAAAGATGAAGATATCTGGAATAAAATCATCTTACCTGGTATGGAAGAGAAAATGAAAATTGCCTGGTCTTACGGATCGCAGCTAAATACTGAAGTACCTTCAGAGGTTGACGACGGTGATGAACTGGAACAAAAGTAATTTAATTAAATGAGTAAATTAGTTTTAACGGTATCTGGAGGTATGGATAGTACGGTGCTGCTTTATATGGCAGTAGCTAAAGGTTTTGATGAAATACATACTGTAACTTTTGATTACGGTCAAAGACATCTTAGAGAGTTAGAATGTGCAAAATATCACATTAATAAACTACAAGATATTAAAAATATAAACATCACTAACAAGACACTAGATGTACGTTATATAAAAGATATTGCACCTGTATCATCTCTTACAAATCTTAATATTGATAATCCAAATATTAAGAAAATGGCAGGAGATGCACAACCTATATCATACGTACCATTTAGAAATCTAATGTTTTTGTCTATATGTTCAGCATACGCAGAGTCTGTAGGTGTAGATACTATTTGGTATGGTGCTGCAGAAGCAGACTCTCTTGCAGGTTATTGGGACGGAAGTAAAGAATTTATTGAATCAGTAAATAGTCTTATAACACTAAACCGTAAATCTAAAATAAAGATTGAAGCTCCTCTTATTGAAATGAGTAAAAAGGCAATTATTGAAGAGGGTGTTAGACTTGGTATAGATTTTAATAAAACCTGGACCTGCTATTCAAATAGAGAAGATAAATTAGCTGATGCTGATACACCTTCAAGTAGTCTAAGACTTCGTGGCTTTATTGAGTCTAAATATAAAGACCCCATCAAATACGTTCAACAAGAACGACTC